TCAGCAAGTGTTATATGTACTGATACCTAAGCACTTAGAAGATGCACCTGCAATTAGTACATGGGCGCAAGTAGGACGAGGCATTATCTGTGTTGATGTAACTAACAATAATACTGATGAGGTCTATACAAGTTTTCACGAATACTATGAGGAACTATATCAAATATGCTTGCAAGAAGAATACAATAGGAACTTCCCCGATGGGGGATTTAGTCACGACTTATGAGTTTATTGGAAATATTAGGGATGCAAGGACTGATGGGACAAAATCATCAACAGTTATCACAACAGGCAAATCAGGCATTCAATCACGCTTACAGTCAATATAGTGGACAAATGGGTCAAAGTTTGATGCAACAACAATATAATCAAGCATTGAGTGCAAGACAACAAACTAAATGGAAGTTTAATGGTGTTGATTGCTCAACCAGAGAAATGGCTGATATGATATGGGCAAATGACTGTGCCGAAAAGACGCATTTTTTGTTAAAATATGAGTGAAAAAATAAAGTATTTTACAAGTAGGACTAAATACATTATAGAAAAGAAAGGTAACGAAATGACTAACTATATGATACAAAATATCACAGAACTCAATGAGCGTATTGAACACGCAATAGAAACAAGAGAATGCTTCATTATTGGAGGAGACTGGAATATGGTCAGTGTCTGGGAAGAGGAACTGGACAGACTATGCAAGTTTGCGAAGGAGCAGGGCTATGTTGACTAATACAGAAACAAGATTATTAGACAGATATCTAACAATACACGAAAGATATGTTGATAAGCCTATCTTTTACAGTGCATTGGCAAACATTGTGCCTACAAGTAGAGCAGAACAACTGTTTGAAAGTGGTGCATACGAAGATTACATAGAAAATTTACTAAAGGAAACGAAATGATTAAAGATAAAAAGATGGATAAGGCACGATTTGAATGTAAAGTTGTCATTGAAAGTATTATGCAAGACTTTGACAAACTAATATACAAAAGCAACTGGGAAGAAGATTTTCAAAAACAGGCAGCATATCAACTGTTTTGGCATCTTAAAGATGCTTATCAGGATCAGGTTAACTTACTTGAATACGAAATTTGCAGAATGAATGAAAGAAAGAAATGAACGAATTAACTCTGAACCCACAGAATTCAGCAGTTAATCTACGAGCAAGAATTGCCGCACTTAAACTAGATGTTCAATCACAAACTAAAAAATGGAACAAAGAAACTAATCCAGCAATCAAGGATGTAATTACTGTTGAGATTGAAAAACTCAATAGTGAGATACAATTATTGAGTGATGAGTTGGAAGAGATTGACAACAAAGTAAAAGGTGCGGCTAAAGATAGTTTGGCTGACTTGATTAATCAACGAAACATTGCTTACATAGCAAGCGATGGCAAATATACAATCATTACTGACTATAGTAACGATCCAAGAAAAGTAAACTTAAAAGAAGAAGTGGTAACTTATCAACATTTAAGGGGTATTTTGAACAACTTTGCGAAAAGTCCCGGTAAGTTTAGTAACTTTACAGAAGATGATATGAGAACTGTGTTTGAAAGAGCGGGCAAAAGTTTCAACATCAAAACTTCAAGTTTTCACGCAAGCAAATGGAATGAGCAATATGTTTACAACAGTTTGAAAGTGCAATCAATGTATTGGGCACCACGAACAACTGATACAAACTACAATCATTTCTTTGATGACTTGTTCTATAGTTTGTGTGGTGGTAAAACTGAAAACATTGAACACTTAGAAAAGTGGATCGTGTTCAAACGATTGTATCCTGAAAAGTGTAATACAATACCACACTTAAACATTACGGGTAAGCCCGGCGGTAATGGTAAAGGTATCGTTAAGAGTTATCTGTCAAGTTTGTTCACTCCAAACAGTGTATATCAGGGTGATATTAAAGAACTTGGTGGTGGATTTAACAGTGCTTGGGAGGGCAAAGTCATCATTAACTTAGATGACGAAGAAGAAAAACAGTTCCCACACGCAAGTATGAAAAAATCTACAGGCTCAAACGAGATTCGTATTGAGCCAAAGGGCGTTAATGCATACACAGTTGATGCTACATTCAGTCTAATCGTTACTGACAATACAGGTATTGTTAAACTAGTAGGTGGTGGCATTGGTGGTGAAGATAGACGCTGGTCAATCATATCAACTGAGATTGTGTTCTTGGATCATTTAAGCAAAAAGTATAATCTAAGTTTACACGATGCAAAGACATTAGCAGAATATATTGTGTCAGAACTATGCGACAATAGATTGGAAGTCAGTAAGCATTTTAGTTTTTTATGTGATAAACATAAAGGAGATGAAATGTCTACATTGCTTGCATTGCACGGTGAAGATTATACACGAAGAATTGAAGAACAAAAGGATCAATATCAAGAAATCTTTGAAGAAGTATTGCCTATTTTCTTGGATCAAGGCATACTACCCTTTGACTTTTTACAACAAATTGTTGAAGCAAGTCTTGGTATACAAATCAAAAGCCCACAGAAGTTTAGTCAAAAGTTTGATGAGTTCTTGTCAAGGCACGGTGTTCAGGGAGTTCAGAATGTTGAGTATAACACAAGAATATATTGGAAAGGCGACAACACTGGCGACACTCACAAGAAGAAAGTCAGACGCATTAATGACCAATATACTACTTTTGACTATAGTTTGATTAGCACAAAAGCATATAAAAAGAATGATAAAATCACTAAAGAAACATTGAAGTTGAAAGATTATAGTGAAGTTGATGACAACAAAATCATTATACCAACAGAAATTACTCAGGGTGAAAACTTATTGAAACTGTTAGGAAAACTAAAAGATGAACATTAATCTATGTCTATACAATAGTATCTATGAAGCATACATTCACAAAGACGACCAAGTGAGTTGTAGTTTTGAAGAACTGGTTAACTTCTTTACTGACGAACAAAGACTATTACAGGACAAAACAGACACAATGTTGTTCAACTGTCTTAGTTATAAAACTGACTATATCAGTCCTGACACTGTTAAAGTAGAGAATGCTGATAGAAACGATTACATTCGTAGATGTAAAGAGAATGTTGATACTATCAGTTGTTTGTTATTAGACATTGATGGTTCAATGACATTGGAACAAGCAATAAGTCAATGGTGTAACTATGAGTTCTTAGTATATTCTACACATAGTAACAGTGTTGAAAAAGAAAAGTTCAGGTTGGTTATACCATTAAAAACAGCATTGACACAAACAGAGTTTGACAAACGCCATAATAGTATGATTGAAGCATTCAGTGTTGATGGTGCTAGTTTCACTATCAGTCAATGCTTTTATCTACCCAGTTATAGCGAAAACAACAAACATCTAGCGTATGTATATTGGAATCAATCTGATACACGATATGATGCAACAGTGTTGGCTGAGGAACAAATCAACTATAATGTTTCTACTATCAAGCCTGTCTTTGAGAAGAATAGTATGAGTCAAGCGATTTATAATACATTGATTACTGGGCGTGATTTGCACTATAGTGATGCATTAAGTTTGGCTATTCTTTGCAAATGTAAGGGTTTGGGTGTTAGTGAGTATAAACAGATTGTTATGACTATTGCTAACCCAGACAGCGATTTACGCACAAAGAAGGTTAATTTGGACAAACTATACAAGCAGGGTTTTGATAGTTTTATGACTGATCGTAAGGCAATACAACTAATGAACAGGTTAAACTGTAGTATGTGGAGATTTAATATTATAAAAAAGAGTCATTTTTCGTGACTTTCAAAAGTGCATCAGTTGCATCAGTTGCATCAGTTTTTCTGAAAAAAGTGCCCTGTAGACACCTAGAACACAATAAAAAAACTGATGCAGGAAAACCCCTGCATCAGTAACATCAGTAAGTGCATCAGTGAAATGATACAAAATAAAATAAACAGATATAATAGATAGGTTAAATAGATTTATGAAACAAACAAAATACAATAGATATCACAGATTTGATATGAATGGTAACAAATACATCAAGCGTTTTGAACTGAATGTTGAACCAACAGATATACCAGACGAAGGTTACACTGAGTGGGTAAAAGGCACTGGACCACACAGTCCTGAAGCATATATGAAAGTCAGTGAAGGCATACGCAAGGCTTGTAAAGGAGTTCCAAAGAGTGAAGAACAAAAAGAAAAAATGCGTCAGGCAAAGTTAGGTGTTCCTAAGAGTGAAGAACATAAAATAAATATGAGAAAAAGTTTTGAACGAAAGCGCCTACAAAATGAAATCAACAGTGCAGGACCTACACAGACAATACAACCAGTATGAGGAAGTTGTCAAACTGTATCTAATACATCAGTTTGACAAGAAGGCTAAGACCTGGAAGTTTAGTGGGTATCAATGTATACACTGTGGCTCTAATATGAAATACGCAAGTAGCATAGAGAAGCATCCATCACTGTGCAAAGAGTTGAACAAGGTGTTGTCCAGAGTGAAGGACGAGCCTAAGGCAATGCTGACTAAAGATGGCGGCATATGGAATCCACTCTACGAACGGTATAGTAAATAGTTTATTGATTTTTTTCAATTTCTTTCACGGTAAATGATGTGCTGTTTATAAAATACTAAATACATCATATTACCGAGAGAAACAATGGCTCAAATAAAAAACCCTCTAGACGAAGTTCGCATACCATTTCAGAAGATGACATTCACTCCGGATGTTCCTTCTACCGCACTACAGCCTAACGAATACAATGACGGACAGAATGTTGAGACTGATGTTCGTGGTATACGCAGTATGGCAGGCGATGAAGAAATACTTGCTAGTCTGCCTGGCATATCAACCACTGTAGGCGCTCCTACATTCATTACTGGAGGCTTTAGGCAGGGTGGTGAGTTCTGGTATGTTGTTGCAACACAAGCAATAAACCCTTTGAACCCTGGCTTATACTTTGCTTGGAACCCTACTACACAAGCCTGGGAAAACATTACACCAACAGACAGTAATTTTGACAGTTCAGGTTACAATCAAGCAACTAACATTACAGAAGCGTGGAACGGCACAGTATTGTTCTTAAACGATGAACATAATCCTCCATTCTTCTGGCCTGACCAGCCTGGCGCAGTATTGGTAAGTTACAGTAATCAAGTGCCATTAGATGTTGATGACATTCAACCAGCGTCACTAACAGAGAAAACGGTAACCTTTGTTGATGTTCAGGCTTCTGCACCATTTGCAGTGGGTAGTTATGTAACATTAAGTGAAGTTGTTCCACGATACTATAATGGAACTTGGTTAGTGTCAGCCTGCTCTACCACTGATGTTACTATTGTATGTAACATTACTGACGCTTACAGTGCTGGTGGTAAAGTTGCTCCAGCGTATAGTTGGAACTATAATCCAGACTGGAGTAATGTGTATGCAAAGTTTATGCGATTATACAATACACCTAATGTGGGCAGTATTTTAGTAGCAGGTAATCTAACAGCAACTAACGCTGTAACAAGCGCAACAGAACTTTATCCAGTGACAGTTCAATGGAGTCAAAGTTTTGGTCTTAATCAGGCTCCTACAACTTGGACGCCCACAGTAACTAACATTGCTAACCAGTTAGAGGTTCCATTGCGTGGCGCCGCACTAGATGCGTTTCCTTGTAATGGACAGTTCTTTTTGTGTAGTTACTGGGACACAGTTGTATTCAGTCCTATCAACTACTCAACTACCAGTGCTCCGATACTAGGTGTAAGACAATACAATCAAGGTCGTGGATTACTGTCAAGCAACTGTTGGGCAAACACCGACAAGTTAGTATATGGTATTGACGCTAGGGATATATGGGTCTTTGATGGACAAGACTTTCAGGGTTTGGGCAACCAGCGTGTAAAGAATTGGTTCTACGATCAACTAGATCCTGCAAACTATGATAGAGTGTTTATGGAAGTGAACAGCCAGCGTAGTCAGGTTGAGATATACTATCCCGATCAAGACGCAACCAATGGTGTTCCTAACAAGATGCTAAGTTATCGTTATGACTTAGATTGCTGGAATGCGCCAAGAGATGTTAGTGACGCTACATTCAGTTGTGAGGCTCCTATACAAGAATATAATAACACTACAAGCAATTGGGAGCCATTACTTTCAAGTAGAACGGTTGTCTACGCTAGAGGTGTAGCACAAAGCAAAATTGTTCAAAAAGACCAGGGCTATTCGTTTATTAATGATGCACCAATACCAAGTCGTTTCCGTCGTGACAACATTAAACTATTAAAAGATTATAGTGGCAAACTAATGGTTCATCGCAGACTACCAGAGACTGTTAATATAGGTGCAATATCTAATCAAAACAATGAGATACCACTGTATCCAAGTCCGGGTAACATTACTGTTACAATAGAAGGTGCGAACAGTGTTGGATCTGAACCTACAGCGAAAGCGAGTGTTACATTAGCGATTGATGCTGATGGTAACAACAATCAAAACCCTTGGGCACAGATAGACCAGAATGCGTTTCGTGTCAACACACTAGAGTTGAGCAACAGTAGTAACGCAGACATATGGATGTGTAGCGCAACAACCTGGCAAGTCACACAAGTTGAGGACGATAGATAATGGCTCAGTATCCTATTGAGATTGACGATCAAGCAGGACTTAACGAAGCAGTTAACTATTTGCTTAGTGGTCCCGCAGGCTTAGGTCAGAACTTTCAAGGCTTCAGTGCTTATCTACCGGCATACTTAAGACCAAGCACTAGACAACCGTGGGACTTAGACATTGACTCAACATTAAATCCCAGCGTCTATTTGGCATTATCTATTAGTAATATTGTGCCCGTCGGTGTTCAACCAACAAGAGAAATACAAGTTACATTTAGTTCAGCGCAGCCTTCAGCACCGTTTGAGTATGGTGATAGAGTTCAAATTATAGGCGCTAATCCAGGAGCAGATTATAATGGCACTTACACAGTTTACAGTTGCACAACAACAGATGTGATATTATTCACTACTGGATCTTTTACCTATCCTGCATATGTTAGTGGAGGCACTGTAGGCAGAAACTATTTAGATGGCACAGCAATGGACACTGATTGTAATGCCCGTGTTACTGTTGCAGGACCCACAGACCAAGTGTTTGTATCAGCACAACTAAATTTAAGTTATGAATACGATTGCACAACAGCAACAAATTATGATGTAATTGTTCGCATCACACGACTACGAGGATTTCCAGATACTACTCCAGGATCTAATGATTATCAGTTCAAAGACACAGTGTTGGTCAGTAGAAAAACATTTACTAAAAGTTTAACCGTTGGCACAGGAACAGATACATTAGAAGCAATCTTTACAACTGTGCTTGACGGCCCTAACCTAGACTTTGGATACTATTGGTATATCTTAACAGTTGAGTATGTTATGCCTGGTGGTATTCTTTTAGAGAACAATAGTCAAAACTTTACATTAAGTGGCACTACGGCAGCATTAGGTGCAACAACTACATATTCTGGAATATCACCCACTACAACTACAGGTGCAGGCACAGGCTTAGTAGTTGATATAGAACTACAAGCAAACGCAGGTGGTGAAGATTACGAATACTACATTCCACCAGATCCACCAGATCCAGCAAGTGGCAACACAACAATCAACATCGTTACTAGTGGTAGTGGATATTTAATTGGTGATGAAATATTAATAGCAGGCACAAGTTTAGGTGGCGCAAGTCCTGCCAATGATATGGTATTAGTTATTGATAGTATTGGCCCACCGTTTGATGCTACTATCGGTAAAGTAACAACAGGCTTGCGTAGTCTTACAGCACAGTCTATCAAGCAGTAAATATAAGAACAAGGTAAAAAGATGGCATACAATAATAAACCAATAAGTCCGCAACAACTCGCAATGATGGGTCGTGATGGCGACACAATGTTAGCACACATTAACCCAGAAGAAGCAGAGATGCTAAAAAGAATGGGTGGTCGTGGGACTATCAATCCTGCTACGGGCTTGCCTGAGTTTGCGTTTGGTGATGACACTTGGGGCATTGTCAATCAGGATGGTGGCGATGGTGGCTGGGACTTTGGAGGCGGTGGTTATAATGATTACTATGATTACGGTGGTGGCAATAGTGTTTTTGAGGTTGATTGGAGTGGAGGTTATAATCCCTCTCAGTTATGGGGATCAGTAGGCGACGATAATAGTTCGGGCACAGTAGGACAAGACTATGGTAGTGGCGACAACTATGATTACGGCGGTGGAGGCAACTATACAGTAGATGAAACGGGCAACTATAACTATAATGATTTCGTTCCTCCTGTAGTAGATAATACACCAGTAGATACTGGCCCTGTCGTTCCTGATATTACACCAGTAGATACAGGTCCAAGTGCCGCAGACATATTGGCGCAGCAACAAGCAGATGCCGCGGCCGCCGAACAACAAGCATAGTGGGATCAACTGGCCGCACAACAACAAGCAGACTGGCAAGCACAAGCAGATGCACAAGCCGCAGAATGGCAACGACAAGCAGATGAAAGAGATGCGGCAGCAAGAGCGGCTAATGAAGCAATGTGGGCACAGCAAGCAAGAGATGCACAGGCAGCGGCAGATGCGGCAGCAAGTGTAATACCTGGCAATTCAACATTGATATCAGATTATGTTGGCAACAATGCAGGCAGTATAGTCAATGGAACAAACAACAATAGTGTAGTTGTAATACCAGGCAGTGGTTCAACAACTACAGGTTTATTAGATGGTTATGTTCCTACAGAATATGCAAACACTAGTATAGTTACAGGTCCAGTCACTCCTGACATTGTTGCTGGCACTGGAGCAAACATACCTGTTGTAGATTTAACTGGCGGTGGAGCAAACACAGTTATAACAGATATTACTACAGGATCTGGTAATGTTATTAACGATATTATTAATGGAACAGGTAATTTAGTGCAGATTGGCGATGATACATACTTAGATACAAACACTGGAGCAGTTGTAACTGGCAATGGTGATACCGTTCTTCCCGCTATCGTTACAGATATTTCAACTGGCACTAATGTTGCATCAGCAAACACTAATGTAACAACAGACGCTGGAACAGGTATGGTAGATTTGAGTGGTAGTGGTGGACTTACCATTGATGTTTCTGGTGTTCCAATAACAAGCGATCAAGCAGCCGCCGCCAATGTTAATGTTCCTGCAGGTTATGTATTAGCAAGTAGTGCAGATGCGGATGCAACATCAATCAGATACGATGAGCAAGACAATAGAAGTTTTGAAGGTCCTGCGATGTTGATGGAAATAGATGGTAAGCAAGTATGGGTCAAGTATGATATCCCAGGATTATTAACAGGGTTAGACACTGGAACAACAACAGGTGTTACTAATACAACTGGCACTACAGGACTTACTGGAGGAAATGTTGGAGCAGTTAATCCTAATGATATAAACATATTTGATACTGACTTTAGTGGATCAAATGTTGCAAATCTAAGTGGTGGTTCAGGTGCAAACAATGTAACAATGAGTAATGTAACATTGGGTGATGCGAATGTAGCAGGAGTTACTAGTGGATCAAACGCTAATGTAAACTTATCTAATGTTACTGGAGGTAATGTAACTGGCGTTAGTGGCCCTGTAGTTCCTGGCACTGGAAACATAACGATTACAGATTCAACTATGGGCAATGTAGCAAACATTGATACAACTACAAGTAATCTTAGTGTTGGCAACGCAACTACAAATATGATTACTAATACTAACAGTAATCTAACAACAAGCAATATTGCAAACACCATTGCTAACAATATTAGCAACAGCACAAGTAATGTTACAAACACTAATATCAGTAACACATTCGCAAACACAATTGCCAATGTGTTGTCAAACATAGCAAACACAAAAATTAGTAATACAACTGTGGGAAACATTACTGAAAGTTTAAGCAACATTAGCAACACAATCATCAGCAACACTCAGGCAAACAATATTAGTAATGTTATCAGTCTGTTTACTGATGGTAATATCAGCAACAGTATTGTAAACACGATTAACAATAGTGTCAGCAACTTAAACAATGTAACCATAAGCAATACTTTTGCTAATACAATCAGTAATGTTATCAGCACTATAAGCAACGCAAACATAAGCAATACGGTTGTGGGCAACATAAGCAATGTAATCAGTAATGTAACTAACAGCAATATTAGTAACAGTATTGTCAACAACATTACCAATAGTATCAGCAACATAAGCAATGTAACAATTAGCAACAGCACAGCAAATACACTAAGCAATGTGGCAAGTAATATTGCCAATGTAATAGTTGCCAATACTACGGCAAACATAGCAAACATTATTACAACTGGCAACACTGTCAGTAATGGTAATGCTAATATTGATACATTAATCATTACAGCAAATACATTGGCTAATGCTAATGTGATTGCTAACATATTAAGTAACAGCAATGTTATCAGCAATAGCAACAGTAACACAAATGCTAACATCATTGCTAATATATTGACCAATGCCAATGTAATTGCTAATGTATTGACTAACGCTAATGTGGTTGCTAACATATTAACAAATGCTAACATAGTTGCTAATGTATTGACTAACGCAAACATTACTACCAATGTTATTAGCAATGTATCTAATACTGTAAGTAATATAGCAAACATAACAGGTAATGTTATGTTGGGCACTGGACTAAATCCAGGCTTTATGGCTCCTACTGCGTTTTACAATACAAACGATCCAGCACAAAGTATGTTTAACTGGGGTCAAGGTGGATATCAGCCAGGACCTACATTTAATGAAGTATTGTATAATCAAGCGGCCGCACCTAACACACCATTTGGATTGCAACAACTTGCTAAACCATTAACAAGTCAGCAGATACAGGATATGATTGCAGGTAGAGAAATAACTACACCTACAGTTGCTCCTGCTACACGAAAAGAACAATATGTAAAAGGTCCTGTAGCACCTACATATGGACAAGTTAGATTAAATCCATCTTATAAAGGAACGGCTGCAACTACAGGAACAACTACTAGTGGTGGAACAACTGATGCACAATTCAAACTGATTAGTGAGAAGTTAGGACCTAACTGGGCAACAGATTTACAAACCGCCGCTACAAATGGCGATTGGGCAGAATATAATAGAATACAACAAGAAGTCAATAGCATATTGAACCCAGTTATTGACAGATACTAAATACAATAATAAGGAAACATACAATGAGTTTCGGAAAATCAAGTTCATACACGACACCACAACTGACACAAGAGCAGAAAGACGCAATTTCTGCTCAAACTGACTTTATGACAGGGACAATTATCCCTACATACCAAGATGCTGTTAAAGGTGCAACAGGAATATACAATCAAAATGCTGGTGGAGTATTAAATGCCGCACAAAACTTAGGTGGCATAGCAAATCAAGCACAACAAACACTAGGTTCTACTGGTGAAAGTGCTTTACGCACAGGTATTAGTGGATTACAAAGTTTGTTCAGCCCTGATTATGAGAAAAATCAAATTATGTCAGCGTTGCAACCAGCACAAAGTCAATATCAACAAAACTTAGCGGCACAACAAGCACAGTTTGGTGGTAGTGGCAATTTAGGTAGTGCAAGACAAGCATTAGCAGGTCAACAACTTGCAGGTCAGAATGCCGCATTGCAAGCACAAACTGCCGCACAAGTTCAAAGAGATATTGCTGGACAAAGAATGGGCGTTGGACAAACATTAGCAGGATTAGGTCAAGGCGGTATTGGTCAAGCACTTGGTGCAGCCGGTCAACAAGTAACGGCGTCAATGACTCCTCAACAATTATACAATCAATACGCAAGTGTTATCTTTGGAACACCTTCAACAAGTTACAATCCTGATTTTAGAGGAACTATTGGTTCTACTAGTGGTGGCTCACAGTTTGGTGTAGGCGGCTCATTTGGATCTTCACAAATCGGCGGCGCAGGCGGCATTAAAATACCAGGACTATAATATATGGCATACGAATACGATCAACTAGGCAATATTATCGGTGAATACGAATCTGAAGAAGAACGCAGACTTCGTGAAGCCGCTAACCAGCCTGTAAAACAAACAACAGTTTATAATCCTGACGGCACAAGTGAAGTTACGATTAAAGGAACACCTGAAGCACTAAGTTCAGCGAATCCTAATACACCTACAGTTACTGGACCAGTAAGTCCAGAAGAAACATACAAGCGTATGCTACAGGCTGAGAGTGGCAATAAAAACTTCTTACCAAATGGTCAACCAGTTACAAGCCCTAAGGGTGCTATGTTTGCAAGTCAAGTTATGCCTGCAACAGCGGCACAGCCTGGCTATGGCATTCGTCCAGCAAGTAGTCAAACACCTGAAGAATACAATCGTGTAGGTCAAGAATACTATCAAGCAATGTTAAAACAGTTTGGTGGTGATACTCAAAAAGCGGCAGCGGCATATAACGCAGGCCCTGGCCGTGTTCAACAAAACATTAGACAGAATCAAGGTCAAATGAATGTTGGACAACTTCCACAAGAAACACAAGGTTACTTGCAAAAGATTGGACAAACTGTTGGTAATATGATTCCATCAGCGCAAGCAAGCACATTACCTGTTAATCCAGCGGCAATGCCCGCGCAACAACCACAACCTGCACCAGCATCAACATTTCAAGGACAGACTGATGAGTTTGGTGGGATGGAAGAACGCAATAAGTATGCACTAGGCACAGGACAAGGTAATCAAGGAATCAAACAAGCACCAATTGGTCAAGCAACAACAGCAGGCCCAATATTTGACTTCTATCAACAGTTCCAAGATAATCCACGAGCATTAATTAGTATGGCTTTTACAAATGAAAATGTAGGAGTGCCTGATTGGATGCGTGAGCGTATGAAGAATCGTGCAAGCGAACTAATCACTCAACAGCGTGAACTAGAAAATGCAAAAGGTCAAATACCTACAATGAGTGAAAGCGATATTGCTAAAATGTTGCGTGAAAAAACAACTGGTGGTAGTTATTTGAAAGCCGCATTCTTTGGTTTAATAGGTATGGAAAATAGTGCAATGGCAGAAGCCGCTAAGTTGGGTGTTGGTAAAGAAACAATGACTCAAATCAATGGTCAACCTGCTATGGTTAAAATAGCGGCTAATGGAACACCAATTGATGGCTACAATGCTGTAACTGGTAAGAAATTGTCAGCAGAAGAATTAGTTATTGCTACACAGTTTGGAACAACACAAAAAGGAACTGAAGTTGAAGCAGGAACTTATATGGATCCGTCTGGCAAAGTTGCAGGTAACTGGGTATTAGAACGCAGACCTGGCGGTAGTCAATATCGTCAAGTTGGCACTGGTAAAATTGCTACAGAAGAACAAGCAAATAGTTTGCGTAAGACAGGTGTTCAAGGAACTCTGACAGACCAAAGAGCAAGAACTGTTCAGGATATCAATCTTAAACTTCAAGGCAAAGGAGTTGAAGAACAGATGCGTATTCTTAGTGCATACAATTCACAACTGGCTGGCGCTGGCTTACCAATCGTGCAACCAAGTGAAGTTGGGATTAATGTTCCTCAAGTAGGTAGTGCACCTGCAACTACTGGCACAGCAGGAGCACCTGCAACTCCTGTATCTCCAGCGGCCAGTGCGGCAGCGGCTCCACGACCAACGGCAGCAGAATTAGGTGCAAGAAAAGATATTATAACTGATGCGGCAAAACAAGTTGCGGCAAGTGCTGATACACAAAATATGTTAAACAGTATTAACAAAATTACTGGCTTACTTGACAGCGGCGAACACAATGTTGGCAGTGCATTAAGTGGATTTGCAGGTCGTGGTCCTATTGCACAAGCAATTGGTAGTCAGTTTGAAACAGTTGATGCTAAAAATACAAAAACTATTATGGACACTGTTCAAAAGTTAGCGGCTGATGGATTGAAAGCATTAGGAACTAATCCAAGCACAGTTGATTTGGAGTTCTGGACAAGATTTAAGCCAGACGCAAGTAGTGACCCTGCATTTGTTAAAGAGTGGATACAAAGTCGCAGTGATGATTTGAAACGAAGATTAGGTTATGCTGGTTCTCAAATGAGTGCAGGCGGAGGTGCTGGCACAGCACCAGAAGCGAATGTAGAGTTAACAGCACAACAAAAGGCAAAACTAGAATTAGAACGCCGTAAAAAGAAAGACTAATCAATGTCACTAGATTATAGTAAACTAACTACCGCTGAACTTGAAGCGATTGCCAATGATGATTTTAGTAAATTATCTAATAGAACATTAAGGCTGCTTTCTAATGAGCCGGAACCTACGGCACTTGATAAGTTCAAAGAACCATTCAAAGATGTAAGTGTTAAAGATTGGGCTGAAAAATCATTCTTAGCACCTATGTTGCAAACGATGCAATCAGTAACTCCGTTTGGTATGTTACGGCCTGACCTAGCAAGACAAAATCTACAACAAGGTAGTCAAAATCTTGCTGGTAAAGTTGGTCAAATGGCGCAGGGAGCATATAATGTTGCTACTAATCCGGTAGAATCAGCACAAAAAGCATACACTGCCGTTACTGAGAATCCTGCAGGAGTTGCAGGTGAGATGGCTAAAGGATTATTGTATGATCCTGAGATGTTAATAGGTTCAGGACTAGGAACTGTTGCTGAAAAAGGCTTAATGAGTGCAGGTCGTGGAGTTAAAAATGTAGCAGGTGGAGCAACTGATATAGTAGGTGGAGCAGTAGGTAGAGGAACAGGATATATTGCTAAACCAGGTGAAGTTCCAATTGGGTATCAAGTGCCAAGTAGTAGAGCACCATTAAGAAACACTGTAATGTTGCCAGAAGATATGGCAAGATTTGAACGAGGTGAAATGCCTTATGGTCAAATGCCTACTGAAGTTCCAATACAACAACTACCAAGAAATGCTGTAGAAAGAACAGCATTAAAACTTAGTGGCGGTGAAATACCATATCAAGGTCAGGCAGCAAGAGCATTTGGAGAACGATTAGGTGAGACATATCGCAATCCTTTTACAGCCGCACTTGATATTGGTAGTTTATTTACTACTGGTGTTCCATTAGTAACTGCCGCTAGAACTGGACTAGCAGGTGTTCAAGGCGCAGCCGATGCAATATTAGCAAGAAGAGGATTAGATCCTAACTTACCTACACGATTAGCAGATTATCAGTCTGGTGCAAGACCTATGCCTGGAACTCCACCTGCTCCAGCACCAAGAGCACCTGCTCCCGGACCAGTGAATCCAGCAACAATGAATTATCCATTGACTGTGCAAGGTCCTGGTCAACAATTACCTCCAAGTGTAATGACAGCACCTGACTTGTCCAGACGAGTTAATATTGAAGGTCAAAGCGCAGTGTTGCCAAGTCAAATTAATACTACTAATAGTCAGACAGCAAGACCACAACCTGTCACTCCACAACAATTAGCATTAGAAAAAACTCAACAGATTGTTCAACAACAAACACCTAAACCAGCCCCAGTTGTTAGAACACAACCAACTGTTAAAGCACCTGTAGAACAAACAACAATTCGTTCATCTAACATCATTGATAAAGAATTAACGGCACTTGATAATCAAATGACTAACTTACGAGATGAAGCACTATTTAATAGATTAACTCCAGATACTCCTGAAGGTCAAGCGTATAGTAATCAACTAAATGAAATGGGAAAACAGGCATCAATATTAGCAAAAGAACTTGAACTTGCTAAAAAGGCTGAAAAAAGTCAAGCAAGGCAAGCGAAAAAAGCACCACCTAATGTAAGTCAAATGATTGTGCCAAAAGAACAACTACCAAGTGGTATTAGTTTACTAAGTAAAGGAACTACTGGAGAAATATACACTAGTAAAGATGCATATGATAAAGCAATGATTTTCAAAACATTACAAGAAGATGTGCCAAGAGCAAGTTATATAGAAGGTGATAAATTGATTACAGTCTTTCCACTAAACATACCAAAAGATTTAATAAGAAACGCAGGCATTTCCCCAATGGGAACTATTATTAGAGATGCAAAAACTGGAAAAGTAATAAAGGATTAATATGACAACACAAGAAATACTAACACAAACATTCAACAATAACTTTGTTGCTTACTATCGTGCCCACGTGGCGCACATAAACATTATGGGTCGTAACTTCCGTAGCGACCATAAGTTATTACAAGGCGTCTATGAAAGACGACAAGCACAGATTGATATTCTTGGTGAACTATTACGAACACTAGATGATTATATGCCTTGTGAAATACAAGATGTATTAAACAACAGTGAAATAAGCACAGCAATCTTTGAAGAAGATGCAGACGGATTTTTAACAGGAGTAAGAGATGATTTGGAACTACTTAAAGGAACATACGAAGAACTTATGGCTATTGCTGAAGACGAAGGTCACAAAGAAATAGCAAACTATGCACAAGACCAAATATTAGATTTAGCAAAAAGTATTTGGATGCTTGATTCAACATTAGCATAAGGACACATATGGGCTTTTCAACAACAAATAGAAATATAAGATTGTCACAACCAAGACAAGCACAGTCTATGGCAAGGCCCAGTGCTCCACCTATAATAAAAAGACCTATTGCTCAACAGATAAGTCGTCCTATTCCACAACCTCAAATGAGTAGACCAATGCAGTCTGGAATTCGTTTAAGACCTCCAACAGGCTTGCCACAACAACCTGTTGCTCCAACGGGCTTGCCCAATGTAATGCAACCTCCAGCCGGCTTGCCTAATACTATGCAACAACCTACTGGATTGCCACCTACACAAATGCAGATGCCAACTCCAGTTGTTACACAACCAATGGAACAAAGTAGTTCATTGTTTGCACCTCCTCCGCAACAACCAACTATTGATCCAGTATTTCAACAGCCACAACAAATTGTTGCTCCACAACAAACACAACAGCCACCAAATCAATTTGCGAATGAACCAGGTCGTGATAGTAATGGTATGTTGATTCCAGGATATGGAGAACCTCCACCGGGCACAAGTTTATCACAACCAGTAGATAAGCCTGGTGATATCTATGGTGGATTGACTCCGGGTCAGGCTTTAGGCGGTGAATTCACAATGCAACAACCTGATAAAACTCAATATGTTGATTTTAACGGCAATCCTGCAAATCCAATGTCAATGATACCTATGATGACAAAAGAACAATACGATGCTCAACAAGTATCAGGACCAATTAGTCCATCATTTATGACAAAAGGTATGATGTGATATTAAGTTAAGACACCACAAACGCTATCAAGAACCAGATGATTTTGTGTCTTTCTAGTCTGGGCATCAACGAATAGGCAGGCGAGTTTGTTAAGCGTTTAATTTTTTGTAAGCATAACTACCACGAACATCATAACCGTGCTTTTCGTGTAGTTTTAGAAATGATGATTGGTCTTTACGCATTGTGGTAGAACAGATAATATTGACCTGAGCCAAAGTAGCAAAGGCTTCCCATAAATGCATCATATCAATTACTAACTTGACTCTTTCTCTTGTAGATAATGTTAGTGATAGATGTGCCATTTTAATGATGACCATTTCATCATCACTCCAGGGTGAATGTTCGTTTGCTTTGGCCCAAGTGTAAGCAACTATGTTGTTTTCACTGTCCACTGCAACTGATAATAGTTCGGTTGTAGGACAATAGAATTGATTGACGACAGCAAAGGTAATGTTGCGACTATATGCAACGGGGTCTGGGGTAAAGATAGTGTCTATCTCTGTTTGAAAGTGGTCTACAGCCATTTTTACGATATGTGGCACATCTAAGCCAGTAGCGGGTCTCCAAGTATAAGTCATTTCTATTCCTTTGTGATAGTCTATTTAATATTAGAAAAATAAGGAAGATAAATACTTTATGGAAAAGATTACAACAACAGTAAAGAAACCCAAGGGCGGTGCTCGTCCAGGTGCGGGTCGTAAAAAAGACGGGCGCAATCAACTTAGTGTTGGTGGGTTATTAGAGATGCTAGAAATCAAAGCAGGTGGAAAGCCCTACGAGGAACTACTTGTAAATGATTTCTTATTAGCAAGACAGAATAACGACAGTCAGTTAATCATTAAATATCACAACTTGATATTAAACAAAGTAATGACTAATATGGCTAAGATTGAAGTAACAGATAGTAGTGATACTATTGAGGCTAAGAAAGTTGCATTTGCAGAAGCATTAGCCAAACTTACCGGTTTACAGAAAGAATAAATAGTAATATGAAGAATGGATTGTATGCTAATATACACGCCAAGCGTGAGCGAATAAAGGCTGGCTCAGGCGAGAAAATGCGTAAGCCAGGAGCAAAGGGTGCTCCTACAGCAAGTGCATTCAAACAATCAGCCAAGACAGCAAAAACAAAAGGAAAATCCAAATGAAACATAATGGTAAAACTCAAAGTGACACGAACTTAAACTTTGATGGTATGGAGAAAATCGCTCCTAAGCACTCTACAAAGTATATGACTAATCATCATACTGGAACGATGAATGACGGCAAACTAATCAATAAAGGTCGTGGCCCTACAGTAGGTAATAAAAGCGATGACGATAGAACATATCCAGACGCAAGAGTAGTTCCTACATTACCAAAGCAAGGTTCAGTGCGTGACAACATTAATCGTGGTCCGCAAGTTCGTTATAGTGGCGGCGGTCGTTTCCCTGAGACACGCACTTGGGATCCTAGCGCAACACAAAATTACAAAGGCAACATTGACAGCATCAACGCAGGTCGTGGCCCAACTAAAGGGAATCAAAAATAATGGCTATTCAAGCATATCAAGTAACTGGACTAACACATTTAGTCAGTGCTACTTCAAGTAGCAGTTCAATAAACATTACACCGGCTGAAGCAGGTTGGGGCTTTGGTGGACAGCCAGGTCCATACTTCTTAAAGATTACTAATGGTAGCGCAAGTGAGAACATTTACTTCGCAACTGGCACAGCAAATTTAACAGCAACTATACCAACAGGTGAAGGTGCAAACGCAGGCAGTTGCGTAATCCCAGCATATGCTGAGGTTATTGTTGAAGTTGCCGCAACACCATCAACACCAACAACTATATATGTTGCTGCCGTTGCCGCAAACGCAAGTCCAGTGTATATTACACCGGTAACAATAGTAGGATAAAATAAAATGATGAACACTAAAAACCCACAAGCAAAAGCAATCAATCAAAAACGCGGCCCTACAATGGGCAACGCTGGCACTACAAGCAAGCGTGACGAGTTTATGAAATTGAAATCTACATCTGGTAGTGAGAAATCACAATTAGCAGATATGGTAATAACAGCACTTGAAACACGCGGTAATGGAATGAAGCCATTCATATTGCCAGCAGTTGAAGGCTTACACGCTAACACTAATGTTGGACCTAAAAAGAATTCAACAGCAAATGGTAGCAAACTACCAAGCAAATACAAGAAACCTATAACCAAAGGTTAATTGAGTAAATACACTTGAGTAGCATAGGGCTACTCAAGTTTTGTATAGTTATTAAAGGAAAAGAAATGACAAAAGAGAACAACCCTTGGGCAGATGAAGCAATTTCATCAGTAGAACCTACAAAAACGCCCACAAAAAAGAAAACAACAAAAGCCATTACAGTAGAAGTTCAATCATTAGAATATGATTTAGAAGGATTAATGACTGACTTCCCTACAGCCAAAGAACTTGAACGCTTTGTGTTTGACCAAACAGGTGTAGTATTGAACTTAAAAGGTCGTGCTAACAAACTGAAATATCAAACAGCAATGGATGTATTAAATGGCAGTGAAGTTGATCCAGTGTTTTTAGGAACTGATAATCCATATGTAGATAAAGTTGATATGGTTCCAGTTGAAGATTTGAAGCCAGTTCCAAAGCGTGATGAATTATTACCAGATAGAGACCAATTACAAAACTTATTTTATAGTCCATTAGTTCCTCATCCAGATGATGACTCCCGTGCTCGTGGTAAGAAGTGTCATTGTATGTTTAGAAAATACAAGAGTGGTGCTATCAGTTATGAAATACTAGGTCCATTAGAACAATATGCTCACGGAGAAAAGATTGACAAGTTTGGTCGTGTTCGCCCAGAGATTTACAAATGGGTTGATCCACGCACAGGCGAGCAAACTATTCAGCGTGAAGATGGAACACTTACACCTATCGGTCGTAGATTGCGTAGTATGATGAAAGCAATGCGTGTCAATAAGTCAAGTCAATGGGATGTATGGATTGACCGTGAGTTTGGACAACTAAACCAAGATGCTATTAGCAATCCTTGGGACTTAAGTAAGGCTGTATAATGGACAACGCAAGAGACACCGAAATTCGTCAAGCACAAGAACTAACGAAAGTGCGTGAAACATTAATCTTACAAAAGATTAACGCAAGTCATCGTGTGGCTTTTGCTGAGAAGTTTCCAGGTCAATGTGAACATATACTACGATTACTAACAGAACGATTACAAGCAGGTCTTGATAAGCGTGATGGTGTGATATTAGATGATCCAGATACTTGGAAACTAAGTCCTACAGAATTAAAAGATGTTAGTCAAGCATTAGAAGCAGTTTACTTTGTTCATAAAGATTTGAAGGCAAACTAATGCTAAGTGAAGATGTTCTAATGGCGAGAGCATTGCGATATAGTGTGGATGAAAACAATCTAACTATAGACGCATTAAAAACAATACCAGGTCCATTAAAAACAAAACTAATGGATTTGAGTATTGAGATTGCTGAAGATATGAGATATCATCAATTGAAATATTTCAGACCTTTCAAGCATCAAACAGAGTTCTTCAAAACAGGTGGTAGTGAGCGTAGAGGTATTCTTGCCGCTAATCGTATTGGTAAAACAGTATCAACTTGTTTTGAAACAGCATATCACTTAACAGGATTGTATCCTGAATGGTGGGAAGGTCATCGCTTCACTGGTCCTATCACAGCAATGGTTGCTGGTGAGGGTTGGAGTCAGGTAGCGTTAGTATTACAAAATGAATTGTTAGGAACACAGGATGTCAAAATTTCTGAAAATCTTGGATCTGGTGCTATACCACGGGAGTGTATTATTACTAATACTATGCGTAATGATGGGGCAAACTGTATTGGAGTTGAAGTTAGGCACAAGTCTGGCGGTAATAGTTATTTGCTATTTGCCAATTATACGCAAGAAGTTAGGCAGTTACAAGGATTCAAACTCAACCTTGCCGTCTTTGACGAACAACCGCCGGACGACTTCTTCAGTGAAATCGTTACACGAACCGCGACAACGCAAGGTAAGGTTCTATGTTCATTCACGCCATTAAAAGGATTGAATGGACTAGTAAGTAAGTTCTGGAACAAAGAAGAAGGCTATGAGTTTATTCGTGTTAGTTGGGATGATTGTCCTGAGTATGATCCCTGGGGCTTACCATTCTTATTAAACGCAACTCGTAGACAACTTGAGCGTGATTACTTACCACACGAACGAGAGGCTCGTATTGCTGGTAAACCTGTTATGGGTAAAGGTGCTGTGTTCCAACTTAGTAACTGGCCTACATATAAAACAGGTGAGATTGATTTTACAAGATTACCAAACATACAACGAGTAATAGCACTTGACTTAGGCTTAGTAAATGACAAAACAGTTATTAGTTTAATATATTGGGAACCATATGAGCGTGTTGCTTACTTACATAGACAAATCATTGTGCAAGGTATTGAGGAGGCTGTCCCCACTCAGTATATCAATCATCTCCTTCGCCCTGAAGTGTTTGGCACTCCTATTGTTTTACCTGCTGATGCAAACACTAGTGGGAGATACACGATGAGTTCAAGTAGTATTAGAGAACTGTTTGAGAGTTATGAACTAAATGTGTATGAAAAAGCAATAATGAATCCTCCAGATAACGAGGGTCGTGTAACTAATCACAAGAGTTATGGTATCAATCAAATGCGTCAAATGTTAGAAGTAGGAAGTTTAATGGTCAATGAGAACTGCACAAACTTCTTAAGTGAAGCACAAAACTATTTCGTTGATGAGCGTGGTAGATTCAGTGATCCAGATGACTGTATTGATAGTTGTCGTTATGGAATACTTGCTTGCTTACAAGGAATAGCAGAACCCTGGGATAATCGTAGTCCACAACAAAGAATGATGGCACAACGAGATAGATATGTAAAAAGAGATGACAGCAATAAACCTGCTTGGAAAAAGTCATACTCAGCAACTTAAGGAATAGAAATGACTTGGAATATAATAAATGGTAACAGTGCCGAAATACTGAAAACATACGCAGATAATAGTTTTGATTGTGTAGTCACAGACCCACCATATGGTATCAACTTCCTAGGTAAAAATTGGGATAGTAATACAGGTGATAGTGAAGTTTATGAACAATGCCTACGAGTGTTAAAGCCAGGTGGTCATCTACTTGCGTTCAGTGCGGCAAGAACATATCATCATCTTGCTATGACTGTTGAGACAGTTGGCTTTGAGATTAGAGACCAGATAATGTGGATATATGGTAGTGGCTTCCCTAAGTCGCAAGATGTTGGAAGACAGATACATAAAAAGGCTAATGGTAAGCCAGACAAACAACGATTTGATCCTGCTATTATGATTAAAGAAGATGGTAAGTATCGTTATCCAGAGACAAACAAAGTTTATCGTATGCTACCTGACATCAATGGTGATAACTTAAAAGTAAGTCACGAAGGTGAGAAGTATAGTGTAATCTTTGAAGAAATCATAGAAGTAGATAGTGAATGGAGTGGTTGGGGCACACAACTAAAACCAGCACACGAACCAATCGTAATGGCACGAAAGCCTGTTATCGGATCTATAAGAGAAAATGTGTTAGAATATGGCACTGGTGCTATCAATATTGATGCTACAAGAGTTGGTGAAAGATTTCCAGCAAATATATTAGGTGAGATTGATGAACCATATCAAAAGTATTTTTATTGTCCTAAAGTCAGTAGTAAAGAACGACATATTGGACACGATAAACCTCCAGCAATGTTTGGAGATGTTCAAGGATGCTATGGTCCTGATGGAAAACGAATGGCAGAGGGATTAGATAATAGAGGTGGTGGAAACAATCATCCAACAGTAAAGCCAATAGAACTAATGAAGTATCTTATCAAGTTAGTCACACCAATAAATGGTCACATATTAGATCCGTTTAATGGCAGTGGATCAACAGGATGTGCGGCAGTAGAACTTGGCTACGATTATACTGGAATAGAACTTGACCCCAACTATGTTGAGATAGCAAACAAACGCATCAGTCATTGGGAAGAACAATGCAAGCCCAAGACAACCTACAATAATCTATTTGAGGAAAAATAATGGAACCAAGATTTTTAGTAACAGTAAATGATAATCCACCAGTAATTATGTGTGAAAGACACGCACAAACATTTGAAAAAATAATGATGGTAGGAGAAATACCCTGCACAATCTATGAGTTAGATGAGGATGAAGAACAGAAGAAATGTCACGCTTGCAACTTAGTGGGCGACATTATGGACAATCAACCTCGTATAATATTACCAAACTAAGTGTTTTGCAAAAGACTAAATAGTAGATACTAAAGGTAAAACCCCCATTATGTTAGATATTAAGAATATCCCAATTGATAACATCAATCAAAATAGAACGATGAACGCAAGATTCGTTCGTATGAAGAATCAAATGGATGTCAAAATGGCATCTTATTTGCGCTATTTAGGCACTAAAAACGCAGTCAATCGTGCCAGTGACTATCACTATCTATGTCTTGCTGTAACGGAATCAACAGCACCAGTGAATGGCATTGACTACATTCACCCATCCGTAAAACCTGTGGTAGATTACGCAACAGCAGTTGTTGCTAAAGGTCTAATGCCTAACGGGGAAATTAACGTTGAGTTTGTAGCAGATACAGAAGAAGATGAAATAGCGGCAAGACAAGCAACTGATATGGTCAGTAAAGTTGTCAATCAAATGAATGATCCACACTTTATTTTAGAGCGTTGGATTATGGATGCGATGATGCACAAGAATGGTATGATGATGATTAAACCCATTCGTGAACCTATTACTCGTTATGTGGAAACACAAGGCACAATAGACCAATTAAGAGCATTTGAACAACAAGCCGGTGAAAGTGGATTAACAGCATTACGCCAAAGTAAACGCAGAGTCAATGTTGATTTACAAAAAGCATTAGCAGAAATACAACAGAACTTAGGCGAAGAAAACGCAAATCTAGGTCAAGCAAAACTTGATGAATTTGTAGCCACACTACAAGGTGAAAGCGAACTAGATGAGCAAATGGATGAACAAGAAATAATGTTGAATGCTGAACAAAGCATATTAGATGAAGCAATTAAACGCAACACAATCTATTCAGCAAAATATAAACTAACTGGTTACAATATCAATGTTAGATTTCATCCTATTGCACAACACTATTGGATTTGTGATCCAACTGTGCCAGAGATGAAGGATCAACCATTCTGTGGTTATTACGATCCAATGAGCATACAAGAAGCAGTAGAACTATATCCAGGCATTAACTTAGAAGAATTTCGTGTTCACGCAGAATACAATATGAATGGTGCTTATCAAGCAGGTTCAGTATTAAACAATCTTGCTATTCACGCAAGAGATAGTGTGCCTGTTATGGGTATTCCTGTAAGTTCAGCAAGTAGTGCTGATCCAGATAGTCGTCAGGTATCAGTTGTTACTGTATGGAACAGATACGACATTGATGGTGATGGCGAGTTAGAACTAGTTGAGTTAATTTACTCAGGTTCATACATTATCAGTGCGAGGGAAGTAGAATTTATTCCTGTTGCTAATATGTGTCCTAAGCCACTACCAGGTAACTTCTATGGTATGAGTGTTGCTGAATCAGTAATACCTATGCAAGAATACAACACCTCTGCCGCCCGTGCCGAGATACAACTAGGACTATTAACAGCAACACCTCGTATTGGTGTTAAGCCAGACAGATTAGACTTTGAGATGTTACAGGATGGCGAGGCTGCTATCTTTATATTAGACAGCAAGTTTGATCCAGCGAAAGATATCTACCAATTGCCTCCTCCAAGCGGAAACTTACAATTCTTGGAAGTTGCGATGAATCGTATTCAACAAGACACAATGGCTATGGTTGGTATGACTACACCAAGTGATGTATTCAATCCAGAAGTTATGGCTGCGGGTAACAGTGGTATTAAATTACAGTTAGCATTGACGCCTAATCAAATCATACAAGACAATACTATTCGCAATAGTGCTGAAGGTCTTAAAGAAGCATTATGGTTAGTATGGAGAACATTAGTTCAGTATGGTGATGATTATGGTGTTAAAAAGTTAGCACAACAATTTCACCCAGATAAAACTCCTGAGTTCTTAGATTATGTGTCTTGGGACGATATGAACTTCTGTGATAGAAAACAGATTCGTATGGAACTAAGCATTGGTATGATGAGTGAAGAAAACGCATTAGGCAGATTACAAATCATTCAAAAATGTCAATCTGACTTATATCAAACAACTACAGCAATGGTAGGTGCAGGAACATTAACTAAAGAAATATATCAAAAAGTTAAGAAACCATTTGCAGATACATTGTATGTGCTTGGTGTAAAAGATGCAGACACATATCTACCAAGTGATGACGAAGTAGAACAAATGATTGCACAAGGTGCTGAAGCGATGAAGAATCGTGAACCAAGTGCTGAAGATAAGAAACGATTGGCAAGTGCCCAACTTGATAATGTTAAGGCTGCACAAATACAAGCAGAGATGACTGGACAAGATATGGAAAGTCAACTTGATTTAATGAGTTTAGCACAAGGAAAGCCAAAAGTTTACAGTTAATTTATCGGACTAAATAGAATATGATTAATGATGATAGCATAGAATTTTTTAATAACAGATTAACAGTAGACTTAAGTAACATAAAGAAACTGACTCCTGCTCAACAAGACAGAGTTAGACATTATGGAAGTCAAGCAGAAGCATTGCTAAAGAGTAAAGACTTAGCAATGTTTGTGCATCATTTTAAGTTTGAGTTGGCTGACTCCCTTGCAAGTATAAGGGGTCATACAATAGATGATGATAAACAGCGAGTTGCAATATGTAATGAACTTGCTGGTATAGACAGTTTTATTACTTCTCTGAAAAGAGCAGTGTATTTGAAAAGCAAACTCGGTAACACAAATGTGCCCGAAGAATTAAACTAAGGAAAATTAAATGGAAACAACGACAAGTCCTAACACCACAATTGGTTCGGTCACAGGTCAAAGTGCAGTAAGTGATGAATCAATAGCCCAGAAGATGGCCG